GCCGTTACCCTAGCGGCAAAGCTACTCCGCGTTGGTACTACGTCTACAAGATTACCAACAAGCATATGGGTTCGCCCGTACAAGAGGGGGAGAAAATCAAGCTTACTCACGAAGGACAGACCGGGCATTATGAAGTCCAGAAAGTGCATGCCAATGGTTACGTGACTATGCAGCACGACGAAACTGGGCATCAGGTGAGTATCAAGCAGGAGCATCTACATGAAATGTTTGCAGAGGAGCATAAACCGGCTATTGAGGAAGCTCGTACGCGGCTTAAAACGAATTTTGAAGAGGCTCAAAAGCATGGCAGCGAAGTCCAAAAAGAAAAAGCGCGCGAAGCGCTTAAAGGGCATGAAGATCGTTTCACGATCAAAACCCCGGAACGCATCGCCAAGACACGCGCGCTAAGCCTTACCGTTCTAACACATAGTGAGCCTAGCGTTGAAAACCATTTGGCGGCGGCTGATGCTCATTTACAAGCGGCTGATATGGGGGCGCCTAACGCGGACCAACATAAAGAGCTGGCCACATTGCACAAAGAGGCGGCTAAAGGGTATCTAGCGATCAATGCGAGCGTAACGGCGCTCAAAGATCCTGACAATCGATTCCACGTGCCGGCTGACGATGCAAATAAGGCGTCCACCCCAGTCCTAGTAATGCCCCGTAAAGGGCCTAGACAGGCCAAAGGCGCGTTTTTCGGGGATAAGGCTAGGGCTTACCATGCCCTACAGGTGACTAGCGATACTAATGAGCAATTCTTGGGGCAATTCGGGCATGCTGACGATGCTTACCGGAAATGGCAAGAAGCGGTGGCGGCTATGCCGTCAATGCCTAAAGTAGAAGGGCAAAAACGAGCGACCAAGCGTGCTTTGCCTGTACGCCCAATGGCATGGCCTGGTGGCGAGCTGGACGCACTTAACGAGGCGCTTGAACTGGTAAAGCCCAAGCGGATAATCGGCAAGCAAGCGAAAGATCCGCGGGTTACTTCGCCGGCTGAAGCGTGGGATAGACTGGTCAAGGGTGACAAGCTTTGGCATAGCGCGAACACGCGCAAAGCGGTTGGTGTTTTTACCCAATGGTTCAAGGAGCACGGGCTTACCCTGCATTTGCCTGAGGAAGCGCAAACGGCGCTTGAGTCGCATAATTTGGCCCAAGCTAATGCTGAGTATGCTAGCGATTTAGGTGGGGAGCACGAGGCGACGCAAATACACGACCATACCCAGCAAGCGGCTGACGACGATCCCACTTTCAACCCGGACGCTATCGAAAAGGATTTAGACACTGATTTTGATTTTGGGTTCAACGTCGAAGCTACCGATGAAGAACCACATGAAGCGTATCAAAAGTTAGGCACCAAAGCTAAAACGTTTAAGGGGTTCTTTGGGGATTATGAGAATGACCCCAAGAACGCTAGCAAGGTAATCAATGCGAAGGGTGAGCCCGCCGAACAGCATAACATGGCACCTATGCCTGTTTACCATGGTACGGCGGTAGGCGGTTTTAGTTCTTTCGATCCAGCGAAGACCAGTTCGTACAATATCTTTGGCGAAGGGTTCTATTTCACCGAAGATAAGGGGATAGCCAAAGAGTACACTGAAAAGGATGCTGACACCGCTAAGTGGGGTTCGATGCACGGGATTACGGATGCGTCTGGCAAAGAGGTAAGTCATTTGCCCACTAAATGGGCTGAACAAGTAATTGCGAGCACTCCAGGCTATGGGGCGATTGAAGAAGAGGCGTACACCGATAGGGATAGGTGTTGCGTGGCGGCTGCGCTCAAACGGGCTACGGATCCACAAGGCGTTAACGTAGTCAAATTTCTGCAAGAATACAGGCACCCTAGCGGACCTGTATTAGGGGGTAACGGACGCCCGTTGCCGGGTCATAATGACGGCAGTTCTGCGGGTTTGCGAGAATACTTTATGAAACGATTGGCTAAGGATAAAGTGGGGGATTATCAACCTGCTATTACCCCACCGCAAGTATTTGAATGCTACTTGAACGTGCGTAAACCGATCGACATGGAAGCTCCTATTACTCGCGAAGATTTTGGGGATTTGTCGGGGTATTTACAAGAGCGCCAAAAGGATAAATACCGCCCGCAATACTTGGGGGATACTAAGCCTGGGCCGGATAAGTGGAAAGCACATGATGCCATTCCATTCTACACTAAGAATTTGAACGATCATCCAGCTATTCGGGAAATGGGGCCAGATGCTTACGGTAAAAACTTCTCACATGAAGATTTCGTAACGGCTAAAAAACATTTGCGTGCTGAGAAAAAAGAAGATGGTTCACCAGCCCATGGTATTTTTCATTTGACTGACGAGAACACGCTTACCTGGGGTGATGTCCATTACATCATGACCGATGGTCATTGGTACAATACGGAAAAAGCCCTTTTCAAAGACTGGGCACAAAAGCGGGGTTACGATGGCATCGCGCATACTGGAGGTTGGAACGTGGGAACCAAAGCACACAAAGTCTGGATTGCTTGGCAACCTAACCAGATAAAAGCGGTAGGCAACGAAGGTACGTTCAACCCCACCAGCAATGACATTTACAAGTCGATCCATACGTTCGTGATCATTCCAGAGAAGTTGGAAAAAGCGGAGCGCGGTAGCCAGAGAGCAGATCACGATTATATTAAGCGAGAAGGTGTGCCGGGGCATTACAAATACACATATGCGACTGATGAACAAGGTGGTCAGCAATTGGGGCTATTTGATAGGCCGGTAGCCAAGCCAGCGGTCCAGCCAGAGCAACCTAAATTTGTGTTGCCGCTACCCCCTAAACAGGAAGTGGTTACCCCGGTAACTCCCCCCCAAGTAGAAAAGGTTACCCCTAAAGAGCCGGTGAAGGTTATTCCAGAGATGCTGACAGAAGCGTCTAAGCCGATTGTGGCAGCACCAGCTAAAATAGCAGAGGCCAAGCCTAGTGAGGCTACAACTTCAGCAGCTTCTACGATTCCAGAGATTATCAAGCCGGTGGACACTGCTAATATAAAACTGATTCCAGCTACTAAACCCACCGAGCTATTCAAAGAAATGGGTGAAAAAACATCGGCGGATAAATTGGAAAAGATTATGCCGGTAGGTGAACATATTTGGGGTAGCAAAAAAGATTTGCGACGGATGCAAATCAATAGCTCCAAAGATTTGGAAGCGCTTACTTTTGACGAAGCTGCAAAGCTGATTAGTAAAACGAAGTTGATCCCTACCCAAGATTTGCAGACTTTGAAAGCGCTGGGTATGTCTCCCGGTACTGCGCATATGAATTTGGCTTTTTTGGGTGCTATTCGGGGTAAATCTGGAACTACCAAAGCCGAACAAATGCAGTACGTGGATGAGGTAAAAGAGGTTTGCGCCTCGCTGAATGCTTGCCGGAATTTAACCGATGTCTGGAAACTTCAAGAGGAAATGTGGCAGAGGCATCGTAAGGCAAAAGAATGGGAGCAAATTGGGCTTTCGGTAGCAACCAAAGAAGAAGTTTTCGCTAGGAAGAAGCAATTGGAAAAGGATAACCCCGGTAAAATTTATGAAGCAAAACAGGAAAGCTATACGGGGCCTTATTACGTAGCCGAGCGATTGCCCCAACCATACGAGTCATTGGGCAACAAATTCTTGGGATTTTTGGTGCATAAAGGCGGCGATTGGTCGGACGCTTTCAAAGAGGCAATGACCGCCGATAATATGTGGAATAAGACGACCGAGACTGGCAGAGGTTTTGGCGCCGAAGAGATAACCGATGGTTGGGCGTATCTGGAACAACGCGGGTCCAAAAAAGCAGATGAAGCTAAGCAAAAGTCGGCTAAGAAGCGTATCGGCGAAACCAAACGTGGGCAATCCTGGGCGAAGGAATACGTTTCTATCGTAGGTGAAGCAAAGCGTAAGGGTGGCGTGCCTATGCGGGATGCTAACGCCGAACGCACCAAAAAAACCTTTCATTTGAAAGAATTGGACTATGGTACTGAAGGCTACATGACTCAGGCGGATAGAGAATTCCATACGAGTCAGATCGAAGCGGCTTTGCATGATCTAACCGATGTCTTGGGAATACCTAAAGAGCAAGCGTCATTCAATGGCAGATTGGGCATTGCCGCGGGTGCCAGGGGTTCGATGCAATCGCCATTAGCCCACTATGAAGTGGATCGGTTTGTTATCAATCTGACCAAAATGCGGGGTGGGGCGGCATTAGCCCACGAATGGGGACACGCGCTTGATAACGTGCTGGCCAATCTCTATCGGCCAGAGAAAAGCAATATTAGACATATCAGCGAAGCACCTGAAGCGAGCCACTGGCCAGACGATTTGAAGGCGTCGTATTTGAAATTGCACAAAGCGATGTGTGAACACCCAGAACCAGAAAAGGCTAAGGCCGAGCACAAAAAACATTTGACTGAATTGAAAGTCCAAGAATCCAAATTGAGCGTGGATTATTACAACCTGGAAAAAGAGCACAACGCTACTCAAAGAAAAGTAGATCCAGAGCACGTACCTGTGCGGATCACGCACCATGAAACACGTATTGCCGAATGGGAAAAAGAGCTAGAGCCTTTGCAGGCGAAGATTGACGCGGCAAAGCAAAAGGGTAAACCGTTATCCCCGTTTTCATCTTCAGTCGTACATGAGGCAGACAATAGGAAACATTGGATAGACCAATACGAAAAAGCTATTGTCGAATTGAAAGCGGGTACTTCTGTAAAACACCCTGACGATGCAAAAAAGCTTGAAGAAATCACTTCTAGGCTCGATTGGCTACGTCCGCAAGTGAATAAGCTGCGAGATACCATAAAGCAAACCGCGGCTTTTGATCCTACGATCTCCAATTACAAACGGGGGTCAACTATGCTGGGCGGCAATTGGGCAGATTCCACCGAAATGCTGGCACGTGTTTTTGAATGTTACACAAGTGATAAGCTGGAAAAACAGGGACGCGAAAATACGTACCTCGTTAGCGGTAAACGTACTAACGAAATGTACGATACCCAAAAAGCTATGCCCGATGGTTCGCAGGCACAACCTTTCCCACATGGGGCCGAGCGAGAACGTGTAATATCGGCTATTGACGAATTCTTGAACGTGTTGCGAACTAAGGGACATCTGGAAAAGGCTTTACGCTTTCTCGAATCACAGCCCTTGCAACGTTTCACGATTCGGGCTGATATGTAAACAAATGGAAGAGGAATGGCGCGATATCATTGAACACCCAGTCTATCAGGTTAGTAATTTGGGGCGGGTTCGTCGGTTGCCTTGCAAATATCGACGACAAATTCAAATCCGTAAAACTTTTCTGAGCAAAGCGGGTTACGTCATGGTGGCGTTGTGGGAAGGACGACGCATAGTGCGTAGTGTACACCAGCTAGTTACTAACGCCTTTTGTGGAATACGCCCGGATCCATCTTATCAAGTGCGCCACCTTGACGGTAATCCTCAAAATAATCAACCTGCAAATTTAGTTTGGGGTACTCCGCTTGAAAATTCTAGTGATACACGACGTTTAGGGCGCTTAGCATGCAGAGAGCGCCACGGGATGGCTAAACTGACGAATAAAGACGTTAAGCAGATTAAAGCTATCCAGGGTGTTCCACAGTGGGTGATTGCGCGCCAATTCAATATTGATCGTACCCGAATCTGTCGTATCCGAAATGGTAGGGCTTGGTTATGATCGGAGTACGATGCCCCTCTTGCAAAAATAAGATTATCCAGAAGACTGGAGATATCACGCGCATACGCACGGATGGCCCTCTGGAATTCACAAGCGACGGCCAGTGCCGTGCTAAATGCCATTGGTGCAAACAGCTAATTCAACTCCCGTTGCAACTCAAAGAGAACTTGACTATCCCCGCTGAACGTTTTGTGATTCCAGAGAAATCATAAATCAGGCTTGACAGAACTCTGGAATTCTGGCTTTCTGTACGCAAGCAAACGAGGAACCCTTAAACGGGCTTCGGTAGCCCGTAGGGACTTAGGTCCGGAAGGGGCAAGTAGTTTGGTTTACTCCAGCTACTTGCCCCTTTTTTTATTGGAGTTTTTGGGTATGCGTAGTTTTCCGTTTGAATTTGAAGTGCCGGTCACCTTTTTTGAAAAGGCTGACGCACCCAAAGGTAAACAACGCCGTATCGGCGGGATTATCTCCACCGAAGCGCCAGACCGCCAGGGCGAAACGGTGTTGGCTGACGCACTAGACCTTTCCGATTGGCTCAAGAATGGTTGGTACAACGATAACCACACCAAGGACACTGACGGCATAGTTGGCTATCCTGAAGTTGCCAAGAAATTTCAAAAAGGCGATAAGCTACCTACTGGTGAAACTGCCCAACATGCTGGGCATTGGGCTGAAGGTTACCTACTCAAAACAGATCGCGGTGATAAACTCTGGGAGCTGGGTCAGGCGTTACAGGGTACGGGCCGGCGTCTTGGGTTTAGCGTCGAAGGTAAAATTCTTCGCCGTAGTGGCCCGCGTACCATCGTTAAAAAGTCCGAAGATGGTACGCCGCAATGGGTAGGTAGCAACATTGCCAAAGCGCTTGTGCGTAACGTCGCGATCACAAATTCACCTGTGAATACTGACACCGGCCTTGAGATTCTGAACAAGAGCATTGAAGCTCTGCAACGTGCTGACGACGATGAGCTTGAAACTCGCGTGGCACATTTGGAAAAGATGCTTACCGCGGCTGGGAACGGCGCACCCTTACGACCCGAAAGCCTGGAATCAGATTGGCAGCCCCCCAAGCCTCTGAAAAAAGGAACGCCAATACTGCACGGTACTGGTCTAGGTGGTGCGCCGTCTAGCGGCTTGCGGCATATCAAACCGCCGGCAATCACTAAGCCTCCGCGCATGCCACACAACAAGGGTATTGCCGGTCAGCCGGCAGATCCAGCGGCACGTGCGGGTTCAACGGGTAAGCGTAGTTTCAAGGGCAAAGTAACTGACGGGACAATGGCATCTAGGGGTATTGGCCCTTCGTCGATAATGAACAAAGCGTTAACGGATGCTGAAGCTGTGGCTTGGGTGATGCGTGCAATTCCGCAAGCGTCTGCCGCTACGGCTGGGCGGATAATCGAGCTGACTAAACAGCTCAAACGTAGCGGAACCCTTTAGAGGAGAAAAATCATGAAAAAAGGTACGGAATATGCTGGTGAGGAAAAGCCCGAGGTTGGCGTAACCCCGAGCGATGGTAATTTTACTTCGACTCGCGTAGGCCCCGCGTCAGGCGTGTCGGCGGACGCAAAGCCACCGGACGTGGTTAGCAAGGCTGAAGACGAGGAAGGCGAAGAGCATGAGGATGAGGAAAATCCCCAGTTTGAAGCCGGCGAGCAAGAGGAAGGTGAAGAGGAACAGAAAGCCCGCAAGAGCTTGACCCCTGGAGACCTTCAGAAATCTCTGGACAAGTTGTCGGCGTTTGCTGAATCGGGCGATGCGCCGAGCCGCAAAGAGCGTCTGTTGTCTAAGGCTACCAGCGAAACGCTTAGCAAGTCAGAGCAGGAAGAACTGTTTGAATTGCTGGGTGGTGTGTCGGCTGTAGCCGATGAGCCAGGCGAAGCTATCGTCAAGAGCATGGGCGAGAACGACAATTTGCAAAAAGCTTTGGACGTTTCGGAATACCTGCAAGAGCAGCATACCGAATTGGTTAAGAGCTTGCGCAATGTCGGCGAGGAAATCCAGAAGTCTGACAATCGGCGTCATGAATTCAATCTCGTGATGGCCAAAGCTATTCGGGATATCGGGCTCATGGTCAAGTCGATGAGCGAAGATATGGGCGTTATCGGCGCCAAGCCCGCGCGTGCTCCTAAGAGCATGGGGTTGAGCCGCGGTACTCAGGTTCTTCAAAAAAGCTTTGCCGGTAATGAAGAGGGTGAAGCGATGAACAAGAGTCAGGTACTCGATGGCCTAGACGGACTCATGGAAGAGAGCATGGCCAAAGGCATGAGTGGCGCGACTGAGCATGGCGAAGATATCGCTTTGGCTACGTCGAAGTATGAACAGACCCATATGATTAGCAAGCCTATGTTGGCTGCGGTCAAAGGGTTCTATCAAAGGAAAACCGGCCACGTAGCCCACTAAGGGTAAGCGGCCTTTTTTAACAGTAAAACCCTTAGCGGGTAGGAGAAGAGAAAATGAGTAACGGTAATTTGGTTTCGTGGAGAGATTACGACGGCGTTGAAGGCTTCGGAGCTTCTACGCAGAATGATGTTGACGACCTCAACAAGGCACTCGTGGCCGGTCACGAAGTTAACCCTCCGGGTAGCGCTACGGCTGGCGACGGCTTTGCGCTGCGTGTGGAATCTCTGGAACGCACGTTGAAAAACGTTACGTTCAAGATGGACCATATCAAGTTTTGGAAACAGATTCCGAAACTCCCCGCCTACAATACGATTGAAGAATTCAATCAAATCCAGTCGTATGGCCAGAATCCGGACGCTGGGTACATTGATGAAGGCGATCTTCCTAATGAGGATGATTCGACCTACGAACGTAAGTTCAGTTTGGTTAAGTACCTCGGTACGACCCGTCGTGTCTCGCACGTGATGAGCTTGGTTCGTCCGGCGCATGGTAATGTGTTGGCACAAGAAGCGGTCAACGGCACTATGCATTTGCTCCGCATTCTTGAGCGCGGATTGTTCTACGCGGACAGCGATCTTAGCTCGTTGCAGTTTGACGGGTATGAGAAACTGTTGAAGCAAAATTCGCCTGTGGCGAATATCATCGACCTTCGTGGTCGGCCTTTGTCGGAAGACGTTTTGATTGATGGCGCGTTGACTGTACAGGATGCGCCCAACTACGGAACCCCGACTGACATTTACGCGAACCCAAAGGTGATCGCGGATTTGACCAAGGTGTTCTTCCCCAAGGCTCGCTACGACTTGTTCGACAAGACGGATAGCGGCATGGTTGGACTCCAGGTTAAGGGCTTTACCTCGCCTGCCGGCGACGTGAAGTTTAACCCGGACGTGTTCATTGATGACGGTGGCCCGGTATCGGTGGCTCGTGGTGATGCGCTCAAACGACCGGCTACTCCGACAGTAAGCACTGGGGCGACTACCCCGGTTGATACTACCGCCAAGTTTGAAGTGGACGACGGCGGTGATTACTTCTACGTTATCCAGGCGTGCAACCGTTACGGTCGCAGTGCTGGTGTGCCGCTTGTGGCGGGCCCGACTGCTTTGACTGTTGCTACGGGTGTCAAGGTTACGTGGATTATGACGCCGGGTAGTGCGGTTGACGTTGGTTGGTACGAGATTTTCCGGTCCAAGAAAGACGGAGCCAGTGGTTCAGAGCGTCTTATCGCGCGGGTTAAGAATACCGCGGGTGCTGGCGCTATGACTTTGCAGGATCAAAACTATCGGCTGCCCTATTGCTCAAGCGCATTCCTTTTCCAGCAAAACATGGAAAACATGAGCTTCAAACAGTTGGCGCCTTTGGTTAAGATCCCGTTGGCTACCGTCGATAGCAGCATTCGGTTCATGATGCTGCTCTACGGTGTGCCCGTGCTTTATACTCCAGGTAAAAACGTTCTATATACGAACGTTGGACGAGCTACCGGCTATGCTGGTCAACCGTAAACTGGTATAAGCATTGTTTGGCTAGGTACGGGGTGCGGACTCAGGTAATTTTACTTGGTCCGCACCCTGTCCCCGATTAAAGAGGAGAGCGAGGCATACGATGGAACTTCAGAATTTGCTATTCCACAAGAAGAATACGGCAGTGTCGGTCAACGGGCATATTTACAAGATTGCCCACGACCTAGTTATTCGAGATGAAGAGGGCAAAGCGGTAGACGTGCCCCAGGCTGATGGCGAGCTTTTGCTGGCTAACAAAACGGCTTGGCGTCTTGCGAATGCCCCTAAACCCGATCGTAGCGCGCATAAAGGCACCATAAAGCTGATTACCGCTACAGGGGAGGTAATCCCCCCACCTTCGCGTTTAGACGACGTTACAAAGCCTGCTATTGAGGTTTCAGCGACTATTGCGGCTGTAGACCAGTTTGAGGCTAAGAAGCGTGGCGAAGTTGATGACGGGAAAGACCCGGTTATCCCCAAAGGCAATGCGGAATGGGCAGATCCGAAAGCGTCTTATTCGTTGAACTGGCTCCGCGCATGCGCGAAAGCTTACAAAGTGAAATACGTTGGTAAGGACAAAGCTAGCTTGGTCGCTAAGATCAAAGAGGCTATGTACGAGTAGGAGAAGAAAATGTTTAGTCCAAAAAGCACCCATTTGCCTGAAGTAGCGGGCGCAATTGAGTTTGTAACTGGCTTGCTTGTTGTTGAAACTGGCTTGCGCAATATCCAGAGTTTTACCGTTTCCTTGGCGCAACTTCCGAGTGCGGCTGAAGCTTTAGTTTCAGGTGTGCTGGGTGACGTAACGCCGGGTAGCGATCAAAAGCTGACGTTGCACGTTACGGCAGTTGACGGCGTGACTCCAGGTATCGCTCCGGTTAAAGTTAACTGGACTGCGCTAGGCAAATAACCTCTTTTGCTTTTGGTGGAGGTTCGCGATGAGTGTTGTGCAGACACGTGGTGGCATACCGTATGTATTGCGGGAGACCATTACTACTACAGGGCGCAAAGTGCGGTTGCCTTTTCATATTTCTCACCTCAAGATTCGGAATAAGGGCGCGAACATTGTACGCCTCTATTTCACTGAACCAGATTTCACGGGTGACCTAAACTACGTCGAAGTGCCAGTCGCTTCCGCTACCTATCCGTACGGTGAGTGGGAAGGTCCGGTCGAAACGGCTATCGGCGATCATGACAGCTTATGGTTGAAAGCGATAACGGCTGGTGTAGCGATAGAACTTGTTGCATTTCAACGTCGCGGCTAATATGGCTTGGCAAGATGAACTTGCTGAGATTATGGAACGCGACTTATGCAAGTCTTAAATCCACTTACGATACCTCAAGGGGATTTACGATACCTCCTCAAGGACAACAGTTGGCGGCATAGCGTATTCACGGCTACGGTAGGCCAAATCTCGTTTGTACTTCCAGGCGTCGCTACTGATTTAGATTCGTACCATTTGAGCGTAAACGGCGTAGAGTATGATCGCACTACGCATTATTTAGTTTCGGGAACCACAGTTACGTGGTTAAATCTTTTTCCACTTGCTAACGGTGATCGTGTAGCAGTGGCTTACCAAGTATAGGAGTTTCAAATGCCTGCATTGATTAGAGCCCCACAAGTTACTACCGGAACCCCGGTTAACATCGGAACTGCAAATACAAATGGTAGCGGTGACGCACTTGCTTTGTCTAACCACGTCCACGCAATGGGTGCGGGGGCGGCAGTCGACGTATTGAACACCAAGCGTTTTATCTTTGGTGATCAAGCCAACACGTTTACCGCGTCAGCCGCATCTTCGGATACCAGCAATGCGTTGACTAAAAAAGTCTTCGATGCGTCGCTTACCAAGAAGATTGCGGGTTCAACCTCGTTGTCGGCGGTGATGACCACAGCTTCAGTCAACAAGGTGACTATTCGTGAGAACACCACGAACGACCCGATTGACGCGACCACTAGCCACGAGGAAGTATTTGGCCGGTTGACTGGTACGCCAGTTGCGCTGGTCCAGCCTTACACGTGGAATGGTACTACGACTGTGACCAGCGCGAACACTGGTGAAGTCATAGTGGGTGACTGGATTAAACTGGACGCAGACGCCCAATATTTTGAAATTAGCGCAGTCACACCCAATGTTAGTGTCACTATTTTGAACCCAGGCGGCTTGACGATCCCCACGGGTGCCACGGCAAGTTCAAAATTGAAGTTGACGCTGACTTACTTGTACGAGGATTCGAGCAACGTTGAACAACCGTACACGTTTGCAGCAACCAAGGTAATCGACCTGTTGTTTGGTGAGTCGCTAAGCTTGTATGAAGCGCCGCATAATGCGCTTCAAACGGGTGTGGCTTTCCAAGAAATTATACCCGGTAGCCATTTGCATGACGATCGGTATGTGCAGAAGACTGTACTGACCGCCAAGGGTTCTTTGGTTGGCGCGTCTGCGGCTTCCACGCCGGCAGATGTGCCGGTAGGTTCAGATGGCCAGGTGCTAACGGCTGACACCGTGTCAGCGGCGGGCGTCAAGTGGACCACGCCGACTAGCGCTACTTGGCGACAAGAGAACGTTACGACCCAAAACATTACGAATACTGACACCGCGTTGACCGATACGCTGAATAACGCGCCGGTTGGGGCTACGTCGGTAGTTTTGCATCTTAACGGGGTTATGCAATCGCAAGGGGCTGGAAAAGACTACACGGTTGCCAGCCAGACCATTACTTGGTTGGCGTCTACGGGTACGGCGGTTGATATGGTTAGCACTGATGAATTGGTAGCGACTTATCAGAGTTAATGAATGGCCTCGCGTATTCGTCTAGCACAGGTGGCACAATCGGGTGCCACCAATGGGCAGGTAGCTCGATACAATTCCACTTCAGGGGATTGGGAGCCTGTTACCTTAACCACGACCACCTATCCGTACAAAGCGGGATCTGTAGTTAAAGCAACATTTTCGGGGAACCCGAAAACAGCGACAGTGACGTTTGCTACTCCATTTGCCGATGCTAACTACAGCGTATCCCTGACTTCGTTGACGACGGGTAATGCTGGTTTTGGGCCGGTAATAAATTCACCACAAACAGCGGGTGGTTTTACGATAAACATGATGGTGAACAACATAAACAGCCTTGTGTCTGTATCCTGGGTTGCCGTTAAACATGGAGAAACATAATGCCATTCTATGTTAGCGACATACAGACAGACAGCAATGCTCAAACGCTGGCTGCACGTGACCCTAAAGAAAGTGTACGAGCGGCAACCATTGCCAACCTCGCATCTTTGTCCGGGCCACAAACAATTGATGGTGTGTCGATTATTGCTGGGAATCGTGTATTGGTAAAAAACCAAGACACGGGATCGGCGAACGGTATCTATTTGTGTAACGCGGGCGCATGGACCCGCGCATTAGACGCCGATATTTCAGAAAAGATGACTTGTGGTTGCCGTACCTATGTTGAGGAGGGTACGGTTAATGCCAAGACGCAATGGGTTTTGGTTACAGTCAATCCTATCACCCTAGACTCAACAAGCCTCGTATTTGCGCGAGATACTGAAGCTGGCACTGGGTTAACTCGCACAAACAATAGTTTAGCGTTAGCCACGCACGCAAGCTCTCATGGTACGGGCGGTAGTGATGTCGTGACTGCCGCCAAGGTTTATGAAACGGGCGGTCCTACTACCCTGACGCTCGGTGCCATTGCAGACGGTAATGCTTTGAAAAGGTCTGGCAGCACTATTATTGGCTATTCTACGGGAGCCGGAACAGATGAGCTAGTCAAAGTTTCCGCTGATGATAGCGCTTCAAGTTATCTGGAGAGCAAATTAGCGGCGGGCAACGGAATAGCCCTATCCACACTTAATCCAGCGGGCAACGAACAGCAGCAAATCAAAGTCTCACTATCGGCGTATTTGGTAACTGGCACTGGCACAGTCACCACTACATCGGCCTCCGACGTGTTGCTAGACAGCATGACTTACACGCCGGGGGCAGGTGATTTCCGGGGTTCGTTTGGCACTTCGATAAAAGGGTCCGCCAATGGCCAGACTATTTACATATCCATTTATATCGATGGCGTTCAAGTTGCGTCAACCGAACGCCAATTTTCGATCCAAGATTTGAAAATAGTCGGCACAATCATTCCGATTGATATTAACTTTATTGTGACCGGCGTACTTGCTGCCCAAGCTATCGAGGTACGTTGGCGTACTACGTCAGGCACGGCCACCGCCTACACACGAAGTTTGAGCTTATTCCGCGTGAATTAGGAGAGCATATGGCTTCCACGAAATACGCATATTCCATCCAAAGTGATTTTCCAGAGCACAAAGTCTGTAGTGATTGTTTGGCTACTGAAATTGGTAAGTCGGCCATAATAACCGCCTTGGATTACATCCATACGGCTTCAGACGACTGCAACATTTGGTTCAAAGGCGCACTGTCAGAGGGCGATGAAACGATTTTGGATGGTGTTGTGGCCGCACATGATGGCGAGTCACTTGTCATGGTTGATAGTGTGACACTAGCTTCCCCGTCAACTGCCGATGGAACCCCGGTATTTCTGCCCTGTTTGTTTCCTTCCGGTGTGTATTTGTATGTGACAAGTGCTGGAGACGGCGAGTCAACTCGTGGGGCGGGCGATTTACTGGTTTTCAAATCTGATACTGAAGAAGACGTTGTAAAGTATGTTCAATTTCTTGACGCCTGTTACGAAGCCGATGCCATTATACAATTCATTGGCGGGGACACCGATGGGACCGATGCTGATTACGTGGAGGTTGAGGTGGTTGCGCCCGCTACCGTGGTGGAACCTAATGTTGGGAATACGGGTAACTGCAATGTGGTAAATCATGTTATCGTCCCGGCTGCGGGTAACGGGGCTTACGATGTTGACCTAGAAGAAGCTGTTCCGGTCCCGGCAAAAGATTCCGAAGGCAACCCCAATGGCTATTGGAATTTATCAGTCATTATGATCGGCAAAGGCACGATTACTCCGAATGTCGGTGGTGTGGGCAGCTATCATTTGCTGGATGTTGAGACTAAGCTCATTCGCCATGGGAACAAGTGCGTACTTCTTGGGTCGAACAACATAGAAGTGTCGATGCCTGTCGTAGAACCTAAAGTGCTATTGCCGCAATGGAGGGGTAAAATTACCGTCCACAATTATGGGCATACTGGATTGAAGGTTGCTGTAACTCTCAAACTGGCAAGGGTATTGACCGTATGAAGTGGCTAGGTTTTCATTGGGAACCTGACAACTGGTGGTGGGAGGTTCTTCGCCTTGATGAATTAGGCTTATCTAAAGCTTGGAATTTCCAGGTGCCTGACAAGCTATGCCATTTTCTTACCTGCTTTTTGGGTACTTGGCTTGGGTACAGACTTGGGTTGAACCGCTTTCTTGCGGGATTTATTATCTGGTTCATCATGATGGTCCCTTGGGAAATTATCCTCGATGGGTGCTTTCGATACGGTGCATCATGGCGAGATATGGTGGCCGATACGCTAGGGGTGCTGGTCGCAATTTGGTGGATTGCGAGTTATGGTATTGTGGGACAAGTCAACGATATGCCCAAGTGACGGGAGATTGATAGGTAGGCCATGCTGTTACGCGGTAAAGAGATTACGTTGGAAATTGCCTTGCCAGCCAAAGTGCTGGCGGTTCACTATGTGAAGAATTCCCACTTCATTAAGTTAACCGACGACAAACGTCGGGAAATAAAGCTTTGGGCAAAACAAATACTTCGTGGGGAATGCCCAAAGTGTAAATTCGTTTTCTATACAGAAACCCCGTTGCAGGGAGGTACGTGCCCGAGATGTCAAGCGGCTATGCAGTGGGCTTGGGGAACCGAGCAGCTATCTTTTATTCCTGAAGAAGAATCAGATTTCTTGAAGGATTAGCCATGAACGGACATACAACGGCCTACGATTCAGCACGCGAGAAGTTACCCTTACGGGTTATGATTCTAGAAAAAAACTTGGCAGCGCTCGATGCCCGTTGCAGAGAATGCGCTGAAAGAACCAGAAGCACTTTGAAGATATTATCCGCTGAACTCAATCATTTCGCGGGGCGGGTAGTCGAGGATGTATTGAAAATCAACAAGCGCATAGACTTGTTTGTTGGTGGTAGCCGTTCACGCAAAAAGAATGGGAGGGGGTAAGCTATGGTTCGTATTGTATTCACAAGGTCTGACACTTTTATGAGCAAAGCAATTCGTTGGTTGACCGCTGGTAGGGTCAGTCATGTGCTTCTGCAATACCCGTCTGAGATGTGGGGCGGTGAGTGGGTAGCAGAGGCTACTTGGCCTATGGTGCTAATGCGTCCAGCCGAGAAAGCCCGCCATGGCGTATACAAAGAGTTTGAATGCTTGTTCGATGTGCGAACCGCGTTGAACGCTATTCGCGGTGAAATTGGGCAATGGTACGATTTCCAAGGATTGGCCGTTTTGGGCGTGTGGTTGTTTGTGTGGCGGGTGTTCAAAAAGAAGCTACAACACCCATTGCATAGTACCAGCGGGAATAAGTGTTCTGAGCTTTATGCCAAGATGTTCAAGGCGACTACTGAGCTACCGAATACCCACAGGTTTGAACCTGAGTATACATCGCCTGAAGATTTGCTAGACTACTGTGAGGAATGGCCTAAGTTCTTTCGAGAACTGCCAAAGGAAGTGTAGGATGAGCCGAGAAGTCCAAGTAGGTTCGTTGGTTGTAGACCATTTCCCCATTTTCAAGAACGATGGGATCACCAAGCACTCTGGACTTCTCGCCGGCAACTTTTTGACACTGGTTTACAAAGACTCGGTGCCTACCGCCATACCAGTTACGATTACCGAGATAGGGACAAGCGGTGAATACGAATACTCGTACACGCCACCAAGCATAGGTGTGTACGACGTACAGATTTACAGCACCTACGGAACTATTTGGCTGGGGGAGCAAATGGTTGCTGTGGCCTTTATAGCAAGTGCGGGTTCCAAACAAATAACCATTCAAATACGTGATGGGATAACCCCACTTCAAGGCGTGCAAATCGATGTGTATGACGCGCTTAATCTAAATTTTGTGCAACGTGTTTGGACGCCAGTTTCGGGGAACGTAGCTATCACTTTGGACCCAGGAACTTACAACTTACGCATTTTCAAATCGGGCTATACATTCACCGTTCCAGTAGTATTGGTGGTGACTATAGATGCTACGGTTACCTATTTGGGAACCACTGTAATCATAATCACTCCCCCCAGTTCACCCAATTTGTGTGTGATCTACGGCACTTTGAGAAATGCTGCTGGAATTCCCGTGGTTAACGCCCACGTGCGAGCGTATTCAGTAACACCGCAAACGGTTAATGGGGTACAAGAGGGAGATCCAGTTGCGTGTACCGTGACTGACTCTAACGGCTATTTTGAATTGGAATTGGAGCGTTTAGCTCAGGTCAACTTGCTTATTGAGACTACCGGGCTGGATGTAATCCGGACTGTGCCTAACCTAGCAACACAAAATCTGGTAACGTGGGTTTGATAGGAGCTGCGATGAGCTGCGAAACTCTGGAACCCATTACCACTACAATCGTTGTAGACGACGTAAACGCGGTAATGCTGACGTTCGATGCAATCCAAGTGTGGAGGTCTGTCAACGGTCCTACAGGTGCTTATGCCGAAGTGACGGCGCCGGGTACGCGACCACGCCTTGAAAAAGACAAAACCTCTTACGATTACATCGACAGCAATGGGGCAGCCGACTACTATTACAAATTTCGTTATTACAATACGGTTAGTCAAGCGTTTGACGTGTTTTCCGATCCTGAACGTGGAGCACCAGAGCCGGCGTTACAAGTTATCTCGATTCAAGAGCTGAAAGACATTTACCTATTCGGGGTAGATCTTACCAATGACCAAGGCGTGCCGTACAGCAATGCCATGTTCGTTTGGTATATCAAGGCCGCGGTCGATTGGATTGAGAAGCGCCTAGACTTGCCTATCTTGCCTAGACAATATGTAGAGGAGCGTAACGACTACTTCAAGTATGACTACGACAAATACATTTGGCTTAAGCTTAGCCACTACCCGGTAATCGGGGTGAACGAGTGCAAGCTGGTATTACCTGGCGAGCAAGTGGTCAAAGTTTTCGAGAAAGACTGGCTGCATATTCAACGGTTCGATGGCCAGCTCCAAATGGTGCCTGGTACAGGAACGGCGGGTACGATTTTGTTAGGTGCGTCGGGCGCATGGTTGCCTTTGATTTACGGGAACAACAAATTCATTCCCGATGCGTTTAGAGTAACGTATGAAGCTGGGTTTGGTAGGCCACGTGATCCAAACGCGGTGAGTCCACGCGATCCAGAGTTAGACCAATTCCCACCGGACATAAAGCATATCGTGGGGATGATCGCTTCTATGGGTCCGTTCAACGTGGCCGGCGATATGATTGCCGGTGCTGGTATTGCTTCGCAATCAATTGGGATTGACGGACTCTCACAAGCGATTTCAACTACATCTAGCGCTACTAATGCTGGTTACGGGGCAAGGATAGTTCAATATAATAAGGACATTAGAGACCAAATACCACATTTGCTCAGGTATTATAAGGGTCCGCGCCTTACTGTTGGTTAAATACCCCTTTGCAGTAGTTGCCATGTGATTGAACACCGCACTAAAGGACTGCCATTTAATGGGCGTATTCCTATGTCTGGGGATACCCCTCCGCTTTGTCAATGTGGCTGCGGTCGGCCAGTCAAATGGAAACGTGTACGAGGTTGGGCAAAATTTTGTAAAGGGCATGGTGTTGCCAAAATCCCAGCCGGCAGCAAGGATCAAGAAGCGCCTACCTGTAAATGTGGCTGCGGTGAGAAAGTGACTTTCCGTTTTGGTAAGGGTTGGAACGCCTATAAACGTGGGCACGGTCAGCGCGTTGAAGGCCATTACAAAACCAAACAGAAATATCTTGAGAAAATAACAGCCACTACTTCTGACGCAACTACCCCCTAACCCCAAGACAACTACCCCCTAACCCCAAGACAACTACCCCCTTGTTGCGCTAGACTGGCCGCATGCCAGTGCTCAAAAAGAATACACGTGTTCGTGCCGGCGTAACCGGCCTGCCTACAGGCGTCAAAGATTTGGTTCGTGCCGATTTCCGCAACGATATGTGGATCCAAGCGATTGAGGCCAAAGGCTATCGCATTGCCTGGAGTCGCACGTGCCAATGTCCTTGCAAAAGCCTTAACGACCAGACAGACCAGAACGATCCCAATTGCCCGCTATGCGAAGGACTAGGCTGGATATTCTTTAAGCCTGAGGCCGCGGCAAGCAATCCTAAAATCATTGGGCCTCTGGATGAGATACAAACTAAATTCGTAGGCGACCACGCCGCGGTCATCCATGGGATTATGACGGGTATCTCTGGAAAGCAAAACGCTTTAGACCAAATGGGTCCATGGATGGAAGGCATGTCTATGCTGACCGTTCGATGCGAAAACAAATTGGGCTACTACGACCGCATTACCTGTTTGGATGCGCGCATAGTTTACAGCCAGATAATCAAACGGACAGCGGGGCCACTTTTCAAAACCAAGTACCCGGTGGTGCAATCTAACATCGTGCGGGATATCAGCACAATTTACATAGAGGGTACGGATTTTGACGTGGTGGTCGGGGATATTATGTGGCGTGCAGGAAAGGGGCCTAAGGTGGAAACTCCCATAGTCTGTCACTATCTCACGCACCCAACGTACCGGGTAATCGAGCACCCACACGCTGTGCGTAGTACGTTGACTAAGTTCAAAATCAAGCAACCGCTTACACCGCAAGGCGAACCCGTAGAACTGCCGGTGCAAGGCGTAGTGCGCTACGAATTTTTGATATGATTGAGATTACCGTACTCAATCTTGAAAATCTGATTCCTTTGGAATTGGTATCAGCGTTAAACGAAAACGCTATTTTAGAGGTAATGCGGGACATCGTAGACGCGGCCCGCGATCACTGGATAAAGCTAGCCGGTCAACATTTTCACACGACCAAGACCGAGTATATCAACGGCATACAGCCGGTTGACTGGCAATCAATGGATACCGCGGTGATTTCGTTGGTGGGCATGTTGCCGAATTTGCTGGAAAAGGGGATGGGCGCCAAGGATATGCACGATACGCTACTGGGGCCAAACGTGCCTACCGTCCCCTTAGGTCAAAAAGGGAAACACCAAAATAAAGATGGCGGCTATTATCGCGCTATTCCCTTCAGGCATCGTACGCCGGGTGCGGGCGCGCATGGTGCGCCTATGGGCAAAGCTTTGGAAAAACTCTTAGGACCGGGGCTGGCCAAACAGTTCGGAAAAGATATTTACAACGCGGCCAAGAAATTGGCACCATCTTTGAGCGATCCGTATACCGGCAAGACAGCATGGGGTGAACGTTTAGACGCGCCACAAGTACCCAAGCTCAAACCGTACCATGCCACAAATCCTTATCAAGGCATGGTCAAACTACAAAAGACTTACGGGGCGCATATCGACATTTTAAACAAGCCACAGAGCCAATACATGACGTTTAGGACGATTTCCGTGGATGGACAGGGTAACCCTACCGGGTCCAGTCCCTGGATACGCCCAGCGACCCCTGGAGCCAATTTAGCGCATGAAGTGGCTGACTACGTATCGACCCGCCTTGCGCCTATGGCTTTCCAGGCGTATGTAGATAGCATTCGATGATACAACGATTGCTCTACAAAGCATTGGTATCGGGGTTGGACGCAATCAAAGCGGATCCGTCTATCCTGGACGACTTGTTCAGAAAGAATTTCGAGCTGGACGATACTGAGGTAGCAGGTATCCAAGCTTTCTTTGCTGCCAAGCCACCTACTGTAGTGCATGGCTACGCGCGCACCGATCAAACGACTCCAGTTATCTCTATCCTGCTAGCCGGCGAACGTGAGGCCGATGCCGTCATAGGTGATGAAGCTGGCAACGTGCTGGATGAACTGGACGAAGATTTCGGGGCTACCCAATACACGGCTTTGTGGGAGCATACCTTCCACATAGTTTGCATCACAGAACATCCCGACGTGTGCCAATATATTTACGAGGTGGTTAAGGCGATCATCCTGCAAGCCAAGCCTACGTTCATACCCTACGGCGTTTACGGGCTTACCCTTTCCGGTGCCGACTTGGCGCCAGACCCTAGGTATATGCCAGAACACTTTTTCATCAGGCAATTAGCGGTGTCTTGCCGTGCTGAATTCTTGACTGTGGCCAAAGATACCAAGCTAGGTAAAGCCTTTAGGGTATCTGGAATACACGTTGACAAAAGCGGTAGTCCTAGCGATGTTGGTGGAGTCAAGACATTGGTTACAATAGCTACGGAGACTGAGAATGGCTAAAAAGCAGTACAACAACGGAATTGGCAGGCTGGCCGATGTTGAACCCGAGATGACTGGCGAACCCGTAGTTACCTATGAGCGTGAGCCGATTCCAGAGATTCCCACCGAAGCGATTCCAGAGATTACCACTGAAGAAAAAGCAGAAGCGATTCCAGAGTTTGTTGCTTGTCCCGCGGATACGGTAGCTCTCAGGGTTTACATAACGTTGTGCGGGCATAAATGGGATCAAATGGCGGGGTTCGTTAGTCATGCCCGCCGTCAAAACCTCGCGGCTATGTCGGTTGAAGCGTGGCACGCTGAATACAAAAAGTTCCAAGGTAAGCCGATTGGCTGAGTCTAGGAGTAGGGCAAATGGCATCGACACTATTCTTTCAGGGTAGGATTACTAGCGTTCCCGGTTCTTACAGCGAAGTAGACCCTTCAGGGTTGGAATCTGTGGGGCTAGGCTCTACGGGTATCGTGGCCGTACTTGGCACCGCTGAAGGGGGCAAGCCGGTATCAACTATCGAAGAAACCAAAGACTTTTTGGTTATTAACCGGCCTGAAAAAGCCCGTCAGCTTTTCCGTAGTGGCGATCTTCGCGAAGTGGCGGATATGGTGTTTGCTCCCGCCAAAGATCCGGATATCCAGGGCGGCGCACTACAAATGGTGGCGATGAAAGTCAATCCCGCTACCCAGTCAGCCGCCGTGTTGGCCAATGCTTATGGCTCGGCTTTGTCCCTGGTATCCAAAGATTACGGCGCGTTCACCGAGCAATTGCAAGTGAGCGTTGGTACGGGCACTACCAAGGGCAAACAGCTTACCGTCATTTTTGAGGATGTTACCGAAGCCCAAGATAACGTGGGCGGCGATACCATGTTTAACCTCAAGTACGTCAAGCCCACCAACGGTTGGGATACGATGACTGCGCAAGTGGTGGCTGGCGGCGAAGTCAAAGCGTTGGCTACTCGCGCGGTACTTGGGTTAGATTCCGATGTCACTACTCCGCTCGCCGTGTCCGGTGCGGTAGAAGTGCTTTCGGCTAGCGCTGCCGACGTAGGCCAGAAAATCACCATTTACGGATTGGATGCTACGGGCGCGGCTAAGCGTGAAGTGCTGACTTTGGCTGGTACTACCGTAGTTATCGGCGCTCAACTTTGGGGTGCGGGTAAGGTGCTGGGCGCTTCAATCGCGGGCACTACTGTTGGTGCTGTTACTGTACGCGCAACTCCCGGTGGCGCTACGGTCTTTACCGTCGCCTCTGGCGTCAATTCTGTGAAGGGACTTAAACCCGGTGTTACCATGTACGGGGCCGGGGCTGTGACTGTAGTCGCCGATGGAGCTACCACCAAGGACTTGATCCTTGTAGGTTTGAATACTTCAGGGGCAATTGCTCTTGAGAAACTGACATTGAACGGGGCTACCGCTGTGGTCGGTACGGCTATTTGGTCGCAGATTACTGCTATTGTTTTGGGTGAAGTACAAGCAGCTCGTACCGTTACCGCTTCTGGTGTAGCGGCATGGGCGAAAGTAGCTACCCAAAAAACGTTGCTCAAGATGGCCGATTATTTCAACGCGCGTCATGTGACTAGCGTCGGCGGCTTTGTTTGCACGCTGGTTACAGGCTCTACCAGTTTTGCCTTGGGTGACTTGGATGTCACGGTAGCCGCCGTTAGTTGTCTGGATCCGGTTAACCCCGCGTTCTACGCGGACCTTTATGCGTGCAAAACGTGGATTAACCAGAATAGCCAGTACATTACTGCCAGCTACTCGGCGGGTGCTTACGGTGGAGCCCCAAGCAACACCACTTCACCAATATTCTTGGCGGGTGGTAGCGAAGGTACGGCGTTATTCGCGGATTGGCAGCGCGGTTTGAATTTGCTTAAGCGCATGCGCGTGAATAGCGTTGTCGTGCTAACCCCAGATCCCGCGGTTGCCGCGGCTTTGGATGCCCATTGCGCTTACATGGGCGGCATTGGTCGGTCAGAGCGTGATGGTTTTGTTGGGCTCATGAATACGGCTATGACCGATGTAGCTACCAAGACAGAGGCTAAGTCCCAGATCGTGGACCTCAATACCCGGCATATTCGCGCGGTGGCTCAAGCTATTGAGCGGTACAACACGGCGGGCGAGCGGCAAGAGTTTAGCGCTCCCTTCCATGCCGCGGTAATCGCTGGTATGCAGGCTGGGGCGCCCGTAGGCACACCTTTGACCTTCAAGTATGCTAATGTGCTGTCCTTCCGTCAGGACGCCTCGTGGAACCCCACGGACGACGCGGACGAGATGATTCAAGCAGGTTTGCTATTCCTTGAGAACGTGGAGGGTGTTGGGCGTCGTGTAGTGCGAAATATCACTACCCACTTGAGCACCAACAATATCGCGTTCACCGAGGGTAGCGTCAACCAGGCAGTGGATTATGCAACTTTCAACTTTCGTTCCAACATGGAAGCGTCTGTTGGCAAAAAGGGATTCGCAGGGACCATCAATGCGGGCAAGGGCATAGCTATTGGCACCTTAGGCTTATTGGTGGATGCCTCGATCCTTGTTGCCTATCGTAGTTTGTCTCTTGATTTGGTGGTTGATGTTTTGGAGGTCTCGGTAGAAATGGCGCCGATCCTTCCGATCAACTTCGTCAAAAATACTATCCACTTGGTAACGATTCGCCAGAGCGCGGCGTAACCGATAACGAGGGCTATCATGGAAAAAGGCAGACTGTTTACCGGGGCAAGAGCCCGCTTTTCGATTAACGGCGTGAAAGTCGGGTATGCTAGGAACGTCAACGTTTCAGAAGAAATCCAGTACGATCCAATTGAGGTGCTAGATAATATCGAGGTAGAAGAGTTTGCCCCGATTGCCTATCGAGTGACTTTCACCGCTTCCATGTTCCGAATCATCGGTGAGACTATTAAGTCCAAGGGTTGGTTCCCAAATACAGGGAACAATACTTCTGCCCATTTAGAAAATATTTTGGTTACCGGCGATTTGGTAGCAACCATCGAAGATAGCAAGACCGGCAAAATCTTTGCTACGTTGGAGCAAGTCAAAGTACAAAGTCACAACTGGACGGTTGATGCTCGTGGCGTAGTCGGAGAAGATTGTACTTTCAACGCCATTAGGTGCCGCGATGAAAGTGAAATCTAGGCATATTAAGCAAATCCCCCCTACCGCTTAGGCGGTAGGTAGCAAGGCCAGCTTTCACGCTGGCCTTTGCATTTCAACTCGTGACTATTTTTTAGGATAATGGCAAGGTAGCTCTCACAACTTTTACAGGGAGCGACCCAATGAATACGACAGTAACCCCAGAAGAATTGAGACAGCGGCTAACCCCAACCCATTTGATGGAAGCAACGACAACTGACGACCTCAAGGCGCAAGCAGATGATGCAGTGATGGCTGACAAACCAATTGCTGAGCAAGACGCCAAAGACGATATTCGGTCTAGGAATCCTTTCACCTTCCCTTTTGACTGGAAAGATACTCGTGGCAAACAGTGGAAGGGTGTTTTCACTACCCATTTCCCTACGCCTATGGACCTCGTGAAAGCTGGCGTTATGCAAGCACGTATGACCGGCAGTACGTCCAAAGATTCGCTAGACGCACTCACCGATGAAATTGCTTTCATCGTAAGTCGGCTAAGCTATTGTCTGGACAAGCGGCCTGACTGGTTCAAAGATCCGATGAGCCTTATTGACGGCGTACCCCTTATTCAAGCGGTATATGAAAAGGTGGTCGACTTTGAGCAATTTTTTCGGGAACATGGACAGGCTTAGGAGGCAAGCAAAGAAGAACGTACAGACCAACGATTACATGATCCGCAAATGGTGGGTCGATAAGTACAAACGGCCTACCAATGACCGTTTGTTTATGACCCGTAGTTGGGTTGAATGGCAATTGGAAATGTTCGAGGATATGCACAGTGAACGTGAACGAATTGTGGAGCGTTTGGAAGCTGGAGAAATTGAGGCTAAAGCGGCGATGCCGGCGCTGGATGCGCTCAACAAGATATTGGGCGACCATAAGGTTATTGACCCCCTGGCTGATAAGTGGGAACGCGAATTGGCTGAAGGTAAGATGCCCGATTTAGATGAGGTAGGGT